ATAGTTATAGGTGACATAGTTGGTAATTTCTGTATCGCCACTCCCAATAGGATAATACCAAGTAACCTCCGAATGGGCGTTATTTTCAGCAGCAAAGACCTTAAACGCCTGACCTAAATTAATATTACTAAATACATAATCCAATACGCTGCATTGAAGCGGTTGGACAGCGCCGTTGTATGTATAGAAATTACCCTTATCCATGAAATAAACAACGCCTCTGGCATTAACCGCCGCATTAGGAGAGATCATGGATATATCAGTACTTAATGTGCTGAATTGAAAAATAAATGGAGACCCAATAAAACGCATACTATGTAAACTTGCGTCAGTAAAAACCAATATCTCCTGCCTAGCTTGAACAGCTCCAACAATCTTTGATCCAGAGTTTATTCTGGCACCACCAGCAGTATTGGTAGATGTCGGAGTCCAATCAGCGGCATTCTCCTGGTCAGACCATCTTACAAGTAAAGGATCTATAGTACTCGAACCAAGCGTATTAACACCAAAACAGATAACGTGCTGATCTACATCAGAAACCAATGTTTGAAGGGCAAGTTCTGGCGTATTGGAAGCGCCACTTAAAGCACTTAAATTAACTCCTCTGACAGATGTACCCGCAGACTCGTCCCAATAATAAACTCCACCACCTCTGACATTGAATATTAAATCTTCACCAAAGTTATCTTGACTGTAGAGTCTAAGCTGGGAAGAAGCTCCTATTGAACTAACAGAGCCGAAAGTGCCATCACCCCATGCTCCAGCGCCCCAACCAGTACCTTCAACATAAGCATTAAGTCCTACACCTATCTGATAAGCGCCAACAACACTAGATCCTCCGTTGCCGCTATCGCTTGCGTTTGCTGTAACCGTATCTCCATCGGTATCTTTAGCGGTAAATGTAAACACACTTGTAGAAGTAACAGAAGCAACCTGATACTCCTGATTAAGTACATCAGCAGTGACAAGTCCACCTAACGAAGCCGCTCCAGAAAAAGTTACAAAGTCATTGACGTTAGCGCCATGAGCAGTATCTGTCGCTGTTATTGTTGAGCTACCGTTAGTTGCTGAAAACGTCACATCACCAGCAGATGTCGTTAATCTAATAGGTGTTACATCGTGAAAGTTTGCACCTTGGTTGACGTAAAACTTTAAGTGAGTACCAAGCCCTACATAACGTATAGACTCTAAAGAAGCCCAGTCATGCAGTGATCGACAGACTCCAAGAAAGGTATTCTCAGAATATTTAGCCCAGCCTCCAATCTTTTCAGGACGGCCTTTTCTAAACCTGATCTTATCTGATTTAAACCACCCAGCATCGGCTGTGTACTCAGTACCTTCCTTGTTAACGCCGGGAGAAAATTTTATCTTCTTTAATGCCATAATAAATAAGTTGACGCGCTAAACTTCTCTCCAAGGCTTGCCTTCAAACAACAACGCCTCGGCTTCTCTTCTTCGAACAAGACCATCAAGAACTTTACCTCCAGCACGATTCCAACGATTCATCTCTTCTGGAACTCGATTAAATTGACCACCATTAAGAACTTTAAGCATAGTGCTTTCGCCAAGGTTAGTTGGGCCAAGATTGTATACCCATGCAACCAAAGCATCGAACTCATGCTGCTGTAGATCGACTTTAACCATATTATTAATATAGCCTTCATACTCATCCATCTCTTCAGCAAGCATTGACTCTGCATCTTCTATAGAACAAGTCTGACCTTCTTCTACTTCTTTAGTATGACCAAATCCTATTGTCCATACTCCAACGCTATCCTGATAGGCAGAGGTTTCACAACCTTCAAACTTTTTTATAAGTTCTAAACCATCGCTACTTATCTTCATATTAACTTAGACCTTCCACCTTCTTTAAAGTCTATAGGCAGATACCCAGCTCCCTCATAACCCTCATCTTTTATTTTTTGTTTTCTTTGTTTTTCCGCGTTTCTTTCTTTTTTTCCATAAACAAATCTTTCGTACTGTGGGCCAATTCCTGGCTGTTTAATTTTACCAAAAGAAATAAGCCTTTTTACCGACTCGAATTGTTCTTTAATATATGGATCATTAAATAATAAATCATCTAATGCTGAGTCAAGATCATCAATAGTTGGATCTTTGCTGTTAGATTTATAATAAGCTTCCTCTGTATTCTTATGACTTTCGGTTTTTTCTTCATCTCCAGAGGCATCGGCTTTTTGTCTAGCCTCATACAGAGCAGCATCTGCAAGACTTCCAACTGCTTCTTTAAAATCCTTTTTAGTCCTAGAAGCAAAAACATCAAGAATCCTGTTATTGGTCTCATTAAAAGCATCTGAGTCTTCTTGATGCCTGTACTCATGAGACCAAACCTGAGGATTTGCATTAATAGCACCTAAAACAGAAACTCGATTACCAGGAATTTCAATCTCTCCGCCTCCTGGTGTATCCATTCTCAAAGGACGATTGGTTCCTTTTCTTGAAATTCCTTTTAAGCCATACCCCCTTTCCCTATCCTCCAAAGGAAGAGGAATAAGCGCAGCCTTGCTAGGATCAATAGCTGACTCCTCGGGCATATAAGGAGCTAATTCAGCCTGAAATTCAGTATCGCCAAGTTGCATTGCAGCCAAAAACTGAGCCTGCTGCTCATCAGTCATGCCTCTGGCTTGTTTTTGCAATGAACGCTTTACCTCTGGCCTTTTCATTAAAATATATTCACTTAAAGCTTCATTCATCTTTAGAGGTATCCTCGTCTAAATCTCTATAATATTTTACAATACTAATAATTTGCCTAAGATATCTTTTAACCTCAGACATATTAACAGAAAGATTTTCATAACCTTTAGGGGTTAAAGCGTACCATGCATTTGTAGGAGCGTTGCCTTCTTCAAGATCATCCAAATACTCTTGCATTAACTCAGGGTTAAGTATTGTCCATTCAATAGGTAATGAACTTATTGTATTAGGCAAAGGAGGGTGATACATCGGTGCTTTTTGCACAACAGTAACAACCTCAACAGGCTTTACCTGCGGTATTTCTGCATTGCTACCTAGTAAAGAACAACCATTAACCAGCAGAGGGAGAGCTATTAACAATAATTTCATCAAACTGCTCCGAATCTGTAATGAGTCTAAAATCATTCAAGACTTCCTTTGTTCCCTTGTTCACTAATTTCTGAATCAAGCCTGGCTTTTTTAGGGATAAAACATTGAGATTGTGCCTTGAGAACTTTTTTCTGATGTTCTCAACCTCTATCTGAGCCTGTTTATTCTCATCATTTAATCGCTCTATCTGAGCAACCATGAGTTCCTGATTCTCAATGGTTTGTTTAAGGTTCTCATTCTGCTGCTGGATAGTGCTCTCAAGCGTCTTTTGATTCTGAATTGAACGCTCTAGCTGCAAATGAAAGGCTTCAATCTCAGCTTGTGTCTTGTCGTAGTACATTTTAAAAGCTCCAGCCAAGATCAATAAAGCCAGCCCCAACCCTGCGCTTAACTTAAACCCCATACCTACACCAAAAAGTTAATGTTATTCGGGGCTTTCCCCCACTGAAACTGCACTTTACCATTTTTTGCGATGTATAGAGTAGTGTCTAACTGCTCTACTGCTTGCCTTCTTTCTTCCCGTTGCGTGGACTCCATCAGCTTTTGGTAGCGTATTTCCGCCGCTTGTCTCCAAGAGATTTGATTAACGGGATTTGTCGCTCCTATATCCATAGCTCCTCCTACGGCTTAAACGCAAAGATAATTAACGTGATCACTATAGCAGCAATCATTAGCCCAATAATCCCTACCGTTGAATACAGGAATAGATCTTGAAGAAACTGCTTCCTAGCCTTCTTTTTTGCAATGATCGCTTTAACATTCGCTGCGTGTCGTTCTCTGGATTCTTTCAAAGCGTTTTGATAATTCTGCCAGAACTTCTCACCCTCAACAGACATATGGCAAAGAAGTCTTAGTTCCTCGTTGTACCTATCAATAGACTGTTTGGCCCAAGCGAGCTTCATGGCCTCCTGCGGTGAAAGCGGTTGGCTAATGCTTTCGCGCTTCTCGATTTCCAACTTGTTCATCCCGTCTTGGATGCCAGTCATGCGATCTAAAACAGAGTTGACGTTCCCGCCGGTTTCTTTGACTTGAGAAATCAGACCGTTCAAGGCCGATAGCGCAGCCGTAACCGCCGCGACAGTTTCAAATATCATGGTGAAACCTTACGGTTTACGCGACATATAAGCCGTAGCACCAAAATACAAACCGATAATAGATGCTTGGCTGAGAAATAACATATCGCTTAATGATGATAAAGTAGCCAGCCTTGACTCGGAAACGAAGGGCATTAACGGCAATATGGCAAACCCAACCATAGAAGCCATTGCAACCCAGGCTATACGTCTTTGCGAATCTTGTTTCTCTTCGCGCAGGTCTAACTCAATCATGCGTTCTGCACGGGCCATTTCTTCATCGGTAACAATCCCATCATTATCAATGTCGTACTTAGCCCAGACTGAATCGTGTTGTAACTTCTTGCTCATGGTTAGTCCCAAAACTTTTGGTTAGATCCAGCCATCACTGGCTTGCAATAGGCTGTTATTTTTTGCTGTTTGATTCCACCCCTGCAAAGAGCATCTCTGCAATTGTGTTCTATCCAGTAAGCAAACTGCTGGCAACGATGAATGTCTCTAAACAACATGCTCTCTGCGCCATCAACAACATTGCCTTCGACAACCGTAATCAGCATAAAAGCTAAAATTGCACCTTTCATTGATCATAAAAGTCTTGCAGCAACTATGGTCGCTACCATGAATGGATAAACTCCCCAGATCATCATTTCAAGTTTTTTAAACTTTTCTGACCCTTCATCAAGACGCTTCTCAATATACTCATATCGAACCGCACATTCTC